ACAAAATCTTTTTCCAAAGGTCGGCGATTTCTCCTGCTTCACCTGCCATGCCGGCAGCACCCGTAGCCATTCTAGCAACATTGAGTCCTGATTTTTCTAATTCTTCAATTCGTTCAATAAACTTTTGTGTATCTTTGCTGGTTTCGCTTGTTACACCGTCAACAAATTCAATATATCGGTCGAACATTATTCGCTCTCTTGATACATTTCTTGAGCATATTCACATCCATCCCAATTATCAACACCAGCGGCTTCCAGACAATTAAGAAAACGAACTTGATCAAGGAGTTCTTTGTATTCACTTTTAGTAATTGTAATCATTTCTTCAGTCATTTTTTCTTCTTTCTTTATAAAATTCCAATGCTTATAAACCAGTCATGCCATACAGGCTCTATGCCAGGAGCAGTTTCCCATTCTTTTTCTGTTATTAATCCTGCTTGATAATCCTCAGTTCTTTTTCCAAGTAATTGAAGACTAGCTTCATTGTGCCAGCCAACTTGTTTAGTTTCTCGTTCACTGCCCACTATCTCACCACTAACATTAGCTTCAAATATTTGCCAACAGTGCCAGCTTCCACCTTCTCGGCGACATGGATTATCCATTACGCCTTCTTTTATTAATTGTAAGTTTTCCGTATCTAAACCAACTTCTTCTTTAAGCTCAGCTCGTGCCGCTTTTTCAAAAGAACCATGATCATCTACGTGGCCAGCGGGTGGAGCAAATCCATATGGTGGAAGTTTTCGTTCAATTAAGAGAAGGTCGGAACCCTTGCGAACAAGGATTCCAACACTTTTGTTATCACATTTTTTAACCATCGTCTTTTCTCTCTAATAAATTAAGCAATTTTTTATATTGAAGAAAGCTATTCATTTCAGCTTCGGTCTCTTCTTTCTCGTTAACTGGGTTGCCGTTGTAATTACTCTTGCGTGAACCATTAAACGTCCACGTCTTTTCCAACTTCCCAAGAATATAAAGTCGCACTTCTCTCCAGTGCTTCGTAGCCGTCTGGGGTTTACCATTATTGTAGACCGAATTGGAATTGGAACATTCTACTATTTTTATATGGGACACACTCTCCGCACGAACAGAGAATTTCGAACTAATCTCAATCATTATTCATCAAAGTCACCGTCTTCGCGGTGTCCAATAATCATTGCCATGTTACTGTCAGTTTCACGAACTTCAACTTTACAGCACCAAATTCGGTCTGCTTCACCATAGCTCTGTAAGAAAATCGTATTGACATATTCATACAGCCATGTGGCTATTCCTTCACATCCAGTCTTTTCAACTTCTGTGATTTTAGCTACACCCAATTCACCAAGCTTCTTAATGTCATCGTAGTGTGGATCATCCAAAGCTACTAACATAGTATGATCGAACCAATCTTCAAGCAAATCCTTTAATGGACGCAGTCCACCAAAATCCATTACCCAATTACGAACATCGAGTGTGTCTGATTCAAATTCAAAATGAAATGATAAGGCATAACCGTGAATTACGTTACAATGGCTTTCTGCTCTCCATTGTCTGTATGCTACGGGGCCGAGTTGTTTATAAGTTTTTGTTGATACATAGCGCATCATCCTTCTCCTTTTCTTATTATTATGTGCCAGCAGAATTAGAAGGGTTGATGGCAAGACCTTATTGTTATAATACTAAAAGTATTGGTCTTTAGTCAATATTATTTATCAAAAATAGGAGTCGCCGTCGTCTTCAATTTGTTTTCCAGCAGGATCCAACCCCGTATCCATGTCCACAATAAAAACAATATGTTCACTTAGCATTAATTTAACAATGCTTAAATCATCCTCGTTTGAAACAAAGACTGATCTATATCGTAATAGGACACGCATTTCTCCAGTCATTCTCTTCTTTGCTTTAATAAGCGTTCGTCTTACCTCATCTACGTCGAAAGATGACGCTGAACCTTGTCCACCCTTCCCATAGGTAGAATAATAATGCCCACCATCAAATCTAATCGCAAATTTTGGATTGAAGGTCTTAGGTAAAGATCCAGCAGCAGCCTTCAACAACCATTCATGTCTTCTACCAGACCATAACTTAATCAGATTGGGCCACCTAACCGAGCTAAGTATCAAATCCTTGGCTGGGCCGGCGTCGTCTTCTAATTCATTAATTTCTGTCTTAACTTCAAAAGCCGCAGCGGCTGCTTTCTGTAACAAAGCGTTAAAGAGTGTGGACTTACCAACGTTAGGCAATCCAACTATTCCACAATTAAAACCCATGTTATCTACTCTGTTCTGTTTTCGGCTCGCTCACTGGAAAACTTTCCTCCAGGAAAACGGCTTACAAGCTTGTCGATGTTTTTACTTATAACATCATCAGGGTCGATTTGTAAAGCTATACATAGCTGCATAAGATACCAAAAGCAATCCCCTATCTCAGATTCCATCTTAGCTTTGTTTTCATCATTCCAAGGTTTGCCATGAAACAAAATCTTTTTCCAAAGGTCGGCGATTTCTCCTGCTTCACCTGCCATGCCGGCAGCACCCGTAGCCATTCTAGCAACATTGAGTCCTGATTTTTCTAATTCTTCAATTCGTTCAATAAACTTTTGTGTATCTTTGCTGGTTT